GGTCAGAACGGAACACCGAGGCCTTCGCAGGACTCCACAACCAAGGCCGCCGTATCGTCGTTATCTTTGACGAGGCTAGCGCCATCCCCGACGTTATCTGGGAGACTACCGAAGGGGCACTTACTGACGCGAACACAGAGATTATATGGTGCGTCTTTGGAAACCCAACCCGTAATACTGGAAGATTTAAAGAATGTTTCCCAGGAGGTCTCCACGCCCGTGCCTGGCGAACCTACCAAGTCGACTCCCGCTCCATCAGTTTCACCAATCATGAACAAGTCCAACACTGGATAGATGCATATGGTGAGGATTCTGACTTCGTGCGTGTACGCGTGCGTGGAGTATTCCCGCGCACTGGCGAGATGGAGTTCATCTCAGCTGAAATCGTGGTGGAAGCAGCTGCGCGAGAAGGTCGCGCCCACCCACATGAACCATTCGTAATCGGCGTCGACGTTGCGCGATATGGGGATAACGAAACCGTTATCTACATGCGCAAAGGCAGGGATGGACAAACTTGGCCTCCTGTGCGCATGCGTGGCGCCGACGTCCTCACCGTCGCAGGAAAGGTAAACGAACTGTCTTCCGAACACAGCGCCGACGCTATCTTCATCGATGGCGGCGGAATCGGCGGAGGTGTCGTAGACGTTCTCCGTTCTTTGAGTGTTCATTGCTACGACATTAACTTCGGTAATAAGTCCGACTGCGCGACGGTCGCCTTATCCACCGAAGGAGTGTTGTTCGCCAATAAACGCGCAGAGATGTGGGGTGCGATGAGGGAATGGCTTAAGATCGGATCAATCCCAAACGATCCGGACCTCCGGGCCCAACTTGTCGGCCCCACATATACGTTCAACTTAAAGAGCGAGATACTCCTCGAAAAGAAAGAGGATATGCGCAAGCGAGGTCTCGATTCCCCCGACATCGCTGACGCTCTCGCTCTTACCTTTGCCTACCCAGTTCAGATGAACCTCAGCGCTGGTGGGCAGTTCGGGAAGCAGAAGAACGAAACGGACTACGATCCAATAGCTCGCTTCGAACAAGAAATCGGACATAACAGAGAAGATTCATGGAGAGCAGCATGAGCTTCGGCGGTTCCCCTCCTCCAATGACCGTGCCCCCTATGCCACAAGTAGCGCCGCAGATGATGGCAGCGACGACTAAACCTCCGAAGAAACCAAACCAGCCCACTGCTGTTGGCGAAGCCCTCGCCGCTAACCTTGCCCCTACTGGCCCCGCAACACGTCGAACTCTAATTGGTGGAGGCACAGCGTAATGGCCACAGTACCAGGCAGCCCCTCAAGCAACGTTACGCCGATGCTTCCTCCTTGGGCTAGGCCAACCCCTGCTGACTTTCTCCAAGCTGTTGCGATTATGCAAGAGAGGAACCTCGGGCGCTTGGAGAAGTCCCTCACCCCAGAGGAAAGACTTAAGCTTGGTGAGAAAGAGATGGAAGAGAACATAGAGCACAGAGACCCGGCGTTCGGTCGCAATGAGGGATTGCAGCGCATACCAGACGAACAAGGTATCTAATGCCCACCGCCCAATATGGTCCAGGTCGTGGCCGAGCGCAAATAGTCGGCGGAGGGCGGCATAATGTCGACATCTCAGCTCGCGACGTTAAGGTCCATCCAGAATACAAGCTCCCTTCAAAGGAAGATATGGACCTGCGCAGACAGTCCGAGAGTCGCTTAATCGGACTTCGTATAAACCGCTACTCTTGGTGGGTCCACTGGCGCGAGTGCGCAGACTACCAACTCCCTCGTCGCTACAAGTGGATCATTACCCCGAATCAAATGTCCCGTGGCTCTCCGATCAACCAACATATCCTAGACTCCACAGCTACATTGGCGGCAAGGAACTTAGCTGCTGGGCTAATGACCGGCTGTACCGATCCTACGAAACGCTGGTTTCGTATGCGTATTGGCCACGAAGACTCAACCAAGACCAGCCCAACATCCCTCTGGCTAAATGAGGTAGAGAGGATTCTGTACCTAATCTTCCAAGAAAGCAACTTCTACCCCGGAATGGGCACCCTCTACTTCGATCTGGTCGTCTTCGGAACCGCAGTAATGGTGATCTATGAGGACTTCGACAATGTCATTCGAGTCTTTAATCCATGCCTTGGAGAGTTCTACCTCGACAACGACCAATCCTTCTGGCCAGCTATCATGTATCGTGAGTTCACTTATACCATCGACCAAACTGTTCGTGAGTTCGGTATTGAGAATGTCTCCCCTGCCGTTGCCCGGCTTTATAAAGAAGGCGGGGCGTCCCTTACCCGAGAACTAGTAGTCGCTCACGGAGTAGAACCCAATGACGACTCCCGTAAGTTCGGTATCCCCGAGCATTTTAAGTACAGAGAAATCTACTGGGAATGGGCAGGCTCTGCCTCTCCACAAGGTGGTGCTTCTTACTCCCCCGGTATCCTTCGAAAGCGTGGATTCTACGAACAACCTTTCATTGCCCCCCGATGGGACCTCGTGTCCAACGACGCCTACGGACGCTGTCCGGGTATGGATGGCTTACCAGACGTAAAGCAACTCCAACTAGAAACTAAGCGCAAGGGCCAAGGCATCGACAAACAAGTCAACCCTCCCCTCGTCGCTGATATCCAACTAAAAAACCAACCAGCTTCTCTCCTCCCAGGTGGAATTACCTACATCTCCGGCATGGTTGCCCAAGGTCGAGCCGGGATCGCTCCGATCTACGAAGTCAACCCGAACCTTGCTGATATGAAGGAGGACCTCCTTGAAATCAGAGAACGAATCAAAGAAACCTACTACAATAATCTTTTCCAAACTATCTCCCAATATGAAACCCGCTCGAACGTTACAGCCGCGGAAATCGATGCGCGTAGGAGCGAGTCAATGGTCATGCTTGGGCCAGTACTCGAGCGACTCACTTTCGAAGGCCTCAAACCAGCTGTTGAACGCGCTTTCGCGATCGCATCCAGAGCGGGCATCTTCCCTCCCCCACCTCCAGAAATCCGGGGGAAGAATATCGAAATCGAAACAGTCTCCATGCTCGAGCTAGCGCAAGACGCAGCGCAGATGTCTGGAATAGAGCGGGTCATGCAAATGGTCGGTCAACTCGAAGGTGTTAAACCCGACGCCATCGACGTAGTTGATACCGATTACGGGATCATGAAGGCGTCTCATCTGCTCAACAATGATCCCAAGCTGATCCGCTCGCCAGAAGAACTAGAGAAGATTAGACAAGCCCGTCAGCAGCAAGAGCAACAAGCCCAAGCAGCACAGCAAGCCGAAATGGCCGAAAAGCTCTCCGCTGGCGCAAAGAACCTCTCCGATACCGACGTAGGTGGCGGCCAGAACGCCGCGCAAGCACTCATAGGAGGCCAAGGTGGCGGATTCTAAAACTCACGGAGCGATCAAGAAGCATCTCGCGACAGCGAGGGCTGCACATAAGCAAGTCGGGGATTCGATGGACAAGATAGAAGAAATCCTCGGAGCGCTAAAGAACGCTCCCCAGCAACCCCAGCAACCCACCATGCCAGGAATGACGGCAGGTCCAGTCAGCCCAATGGGTGGAGTTGCAGGTGGTTGAGGTACTCTCAGTTGGCTCTTTGATTATGTCAGTTGGCTCTTGATTTTGATTATGGTCACGTATGATGCAACCAACCCCAGGCACGTCGCAATCCAACGTCGTTCGGCTAAGGCTGAGGAAGCGTCAGTTGATGCCTTTGTCCGGCATTGTATGGGGATGGTGGATGGGCGGCGGTATTTTTATGGGTTGTTGGTCCGCTGCCATGTGTTTGCAAATCCATATACAGGTCGCGCAGGGACTACAGCGTTTGCTTGTGGAGAGCTTAACGTCGGTCAGCAAGTTCTCGCTGACATCATGCGAATCGCGCCAGATGAATACGTACAGATGATGAGGGAAGCCAATGCCAGAGACATCGCCGACGACACCCGTAGAACCAGGTCCGACGAGGACAGCGACAGGGACGATCCAGGACCAGTCTACATCCATCCCGCCTTCGACCAGCGCTCCGCCACCGACCGAGGCGAAGCCAGCGACGACTACAGCCCCGTCGACAGAGACGAAGACTCCCGAGACGAAGACGCCTGATGCTCCGAAAGACGGGAAATCCCTACTTAACGAAAAAAGTCCAGAAACCGGAGCCCCAGACAAGTACGCGGATTTTACCGTCCCGGAAGGTTTTACGCTTGACGGAGAAGTTGCATCAGAGGCCTCGGCTCTCTTCAAGAAAGCCAATCTCACCCAGGCCCAGTCTCAAGAGTTAGTTGATTTCTACATCAAACACACAAGAGAATCTTTCGAAGCTCCCTTCAACGCTTACCTAGAAAAACGCCAAGAGTGGCGAGACCAAATCAACGCCGACCCCACCATCGGTGGATCGAA